CTTATGGTTGGAGGAGCTATTTCTGTAGAAGGAGTTCCTAACAATGATTTGAATGGTTTGACAACAATTCTCTTTCTTAAACCTGATAACATCAAGTTCAAGAGAGAGAACAATGGTGTTTACCAGCCTTATCAACGTAATGAGAACTTCATGGTCAAGAATCTTGATTACATCAAGCTAAACACAGAAACCTATGTTTATGCTGGTATGTACAATGATACCGATGAGCCATACGGAATACCTCCATTCATGTCTTCTTTGGATTCTATCAAGGGTCAACATGATATGATGACAAATTTCAAGCATATCATGGAGCAGATGGGATTCCTCGGATTCCTTACTGCTAAGGTTGCAAAACCAGATCCTAATCCTGATGAGAGTAATAGAAAGTATGAGGCTAGACTCAATCGTACTCTTGTTCAGACAAAACAGAATCTGAAGGATGGTATGAAGGATGGTTTGGTAGTTGGTTACATGGATGATCATGAGTTTGAAATGACTTCTACTACCAAAGATCTTGGAAGTGCCGATAAGCTTTGGAATCTTAATCAACAGAGAGTTGCTAATGGCTTAGGTATTAACGGCAATATTATTGGAGTTAGTGGGGCTAACACAGAAGGTGGTATGGGTATTATTCTTTCTAAGATGATATCTCAGCTTCGTAATATTCAAATGATAGTATCTTATGTATTGGAGTTCCTTTATAACCTTGAGCTTCGCTTAGCAGGCTTTAATAATAAGGGAATAAAGATCACATGGGCTACATCAACTATTGCCGATGATGTTAAGGTTCAGCAGGCTCTCCAGTATAAGATAGCTAACTTGAATTCTTTGTACCGTGATGGTATCATCGGTCAGGCTCAATATGCTTGGGAAATGGGATATGATTCTCCGGATCAAGCAGAGCCTCGAGTTGATCCAGAAGATCAAGCTGGAGTAAAGAAGGAGAATTATAATCCTGATGATCCAGCCAAGAAGAAGAAAGATCAGGACAATGAAAACAAGTCTGCTCGAAGGACTAGGGATAAATCAAACCCAACCCCAAAACGAGGTGATCAAAAATCAAATCCAAGATAAATGCCACCAGTAATTTTACACAAGAACAAGGAACAGGTCGATTCTATTGTTATCGGCCAGGGCCACACAATTCTTGCTGGTTATGTACCACAACAGATCGGTGCTCAGGAATTTAATGAGAAGTTCTATGAGTGGCACAAACCAACAGAAGAATCTATTCAACAGCTCGGCTTATTTGGTGGTAATATTAATTACCATACTTATTACCCTGAGCTCACAGAGGAAGACTTAAAACCAAAGGAGAATGAATTTATAGAGCCTGTCTTTAGACTCTTGTCGGCAACCATAGTAAGCAAAAATTGGATGCCTACAGACTTTAGTAAGGACAATGTTCTTAAAAATTCAATGAGATTGCTCCTTGGTCAGACAGTCAATTGCGACCATGAGACCGATATTGGTAATGCCATCGGTGCTGTATCTAAGGTCATGTGGCAGGAATCATACAAAGACGGTAACATCTTCGTTCCTGCTGGTATTAATGGAGTATTAAAGATTGATGGTAAGGCTAATCCTCGTATTGCTCGAGGCATTCTTATGGATCCTCCATCTATCCACAGTAATTCGGTAACAGTACAGTTCGTTTGGGATAAATCTCATCCTGAAATGTCTGATGAGGATTTCTGGGATAAGATTGGTACTTACGATTCTAAGGGTGTTATGGTACGTAGGGTAGTTACTAACATCGTTAGATATCTTGAAACTTCTCTTGTATCTCACGGAGCTGATGCTTATGCTCAGAAAATTGGCTCTGATGGTAAGATAATTAATCCTGGTTTTGCCAACAGAACCTGGAACAGTTACTCTGAATATCAGAAAGAATCTCCGAAGGTATACGCTTTCCAGGACCTTAAAGAACTGGAAACACAAGACGAAAATAATAACAATACTCAATCTCTTAGTAATAAGGAAACATTTAATAGTGAACCTCAAAAAAATAAGAACATGAATCAAGAACTTAAGGAATTTCTTGAGAAGCTCTTCGGTGAGAACATGCTCCAGTTGGCAGAGGGCCAGGAACAGAGTTGCGATGCAGTAATCTCTCTGGTTGCTCAGTTGGTAAAAGACAAGAATTCTTTTGCAGAGCAGTTGTCCAATAAGGACACCGAGATCACTTCTCTCAAGCAGTCAATTGCCCAGAAGGACACTGAGATTGCTAATTTGAATGAGATGGCTACTGTAGGTAAGAACCACATTGCATCTCTCCGTGAGGCTACTGTAACGGCTTACAAGAAGCTCAATGGTGACAACGTCGATGAGACAATCGTAACCATGATCAATGCCGACACAACTGGCCTGCAGACTCTGCTTTCCCTCAAGAAGGACTACGAAGCCCGTCTGGAGGAGAAGTTCCCTCTCCATTGCGCTAAATGCGGTTCTCATGACATTAATCGTGCATCTTCGGCAAAAGAGGAGGACACTACTGTTCAGCAGAATCAGGAGCAGCCTACTAACACCGAGATGGCCATTGACGATCTCTACCGTAGTAAGTTGTCATAAATATATTAATAAGGTATAACAAATTAAATCACACGAATTATGAATGTACTCAATCCTGGAAATCAACTGACTCTCTACGGTCAGAAGACTCCTAAAGTGGTGATTTATAAGCATGAATCCCACAAGCTTCATCAGGCTTTCAACGTGAAAGAGGGTGAAACAATCGTTCAGGGTATGCCGGTAGCATTGCATACTGACGGTACCATTAAGAAGTACACTGCTGCTTCTGGTGAGGTTTACCTCGGTATTGCTGTAACTGACACCAAGACTCCTGCTTATGCAGGCCAGCGTGCTTACCCAGTTGAGGTAACTGTAGCAGTAGAAGGTTATGCTATCTGTTACTGGGCTGCAGCTTCTGCTGTAACTCCTGGTTTCGTAAATCCTTCTGGAACCCTGTACAACAACCGTTATCCTAACTGCGCTAACACCACAGGCACTCCTGCTGCTCAGTCTCAGTTCATTGCTCTGGCTTCTGCAGATGCTCCTGCTGATGGTGTAGCTGAACTTGTTCCGGTTCTCTGTCGTTAAACTTAAACAAGAAAAAGAATTATGGCACAGATTGATATCACAAAAATGACTGCCAAGGACTTCAAAAAGGAGTTCAAGGATATGGTGCTTTCTCTCGAGAGTGTTCGTGCAGGAGGCCAGAATAAAAAGCCCGTAGATGTTTCCTTCGAGGAACTGGTTCAGGGCAAGTGGGGTATCTCACAGGCCACTCTCTTCGAGAAGATTGGTCTTAACCCAAAGGTAGACACGATGCAGAATATCTTCGACATGCCCGAGCAGGACGTTCGTTGGATTGTTCCGGAGATTATCCGTGCTGCCATCACCGTAGGTATGCGTACCGCTCCGTTCTATCCCACTATCATCCAGGGTGATCAGCCTATCAATGGTCTGACCGCTATCCAGCCGTGGGTAAACATGTCGGATGCTGCTCCTGCTAAGATTAACGAGGCTGAGACAATTCCTCTTGGTACCGTTTCGTTCGGCCAGAAGAGTGTTACCCTCTTTAAGATTGGTAAGGGATTCAAGCTCACCGACGAGGTTCGTAACTACGTTTCTCTGGACATCCTGGGCATTTACCTCCGTGACTTCGGTATTCAGCTCGGTTATGCTCTGGATACTCTGGCTCTCGACACTCTGCTTCTTGGTAACAAGGGTGATGGTTCTGAGGCTGCAAGCGTAATGGGTATTACCACGGCTAATAGCCTGGTCTACAAGGACCTGCTCCGTGTATGGGTACGTGGTGCTCGTCTTGGTCGTAACTTTACAACGATGATTGGCTCTGAGTCTACAGGCCTGTCACTCTTGGATCTCGCTGAGTTCAAGACTCGTTCACAGGGTACCACCGAGGCAACGCTGAACCTCCACACCCCAGTTCCCAACACTGCTGATATGTGGATCCACCCAGGTGTTGCTGATACCAACATCGTAATGGTTGATCCTAAGGCCGCTCTGATTAAGCTGACTGCTAAGCAGCTCATGCTTGAGTCTGAACGCATCGTATCTAACCAG